CTTACCCCCGTCAGTGAGTTCGATCACCTGCTCATTTTTGTAGAGCTGGTTTGCGTACTGCCTAACCGATAAACTTGGGTCTTTTGGAAACCTAAGAAATAGGCTTGTCATCAATGCGTGCAACTTGCCCTGCACTGTTGGCTTGGACGAAGAGTTGTTCGATGTGTTCATAATTTGCGTTGATTAAAATTTGTTGATTATCGATGTGAACGAGCGCGAGTTTTACCCGTGTGTTTTCATCATAGGTGAAGTCCATCGTGCCAATCATAGATACCATCTTCATATTGATGACAATGGGTTCGATGTAGATGTATTCGAGTGGCGGAGGCGGTGGATTTGGAAGCTCCAAGTCTTCCGTGAGATACCGATATTCAGAGGCTTCCTCTGCATCGGCTGCGAGTATTATTTTGTCGCAGTATAGGATCATGGATTGACGATCAAAATCTTTTGTAGCATTGTCAATCTGCAGTCGAGATGGGTCCAAGTCGGGGTAAAGGCGTGATTCTCTAGAGTCGTGATTATTTGCGACTGAACCAAATAACGCTCGTTTTTGAGTATAAACTCGTGTACCTGCTTTGGGGTGTATCCTTTGACCTTTATATCAATGGCACGTCCAAACTTATGTTGGCTCATGCTCGCCCCCGTGCGAGTTTCGTATCTTCTAAGTCCGCTTTCGCGGTACTGCCCACCCGTTGCCCAGTTGTTTATCACCAGTGGGCTGCCCATCCCATTGCGGATGTATTCGGCTGCTTCAATCATTCGCTTGTCAATGAATCCAAGCGAGCGTTGGCCTAACTTTCCATAGATGATCGGATCGATAAACTCATCTAGAAAGAAGTGATCGGATATTTGGATGCGTTTCATTTCACGACTTTTGAAAGTGTTTCATCTTTCATGCGCGAGCTGCGAGTAGTACCGAGGTAGTAGGCAAAGGCCATCCCTGCAAAGGTGAATACCTGCCCAACGCCCATGTTAAACAAATCCTTTTTTTCATTTGGCACAATAGGACCAAAGGCAAGGAACGCAAACGCCCCTACATACATCACTAGCGCGATGATGACCGTAGCACCCATGAGCCAATCGCGCTTGCCGCCCGTCGCTTTGATGTATTCAACCTCGCGTGAACGTGCTGATTGCTTATCGGCTATCTCAGTTTTGAAGTACTCAAACTCCATGCGCTGGAGTTCCATTTGATACTCCAATTTTTTCATCTCAAACTCCTCAGCAAGTGCCGCGATTTGCGCATCTTCATCCCGTTTCTTATTGAGTAGATCGCCAACCTTTTCGATGGCCTCTATTCCCGTCACATCGCCAACGATAGATACCACATCGCCAATCACTGGCTTCACCTTTTCACGGACAAATTCCCAAAACTTGCCTTTTTTCTTTTTTTCCTCGCTCATTTTTGTGTAGGGTTTATGATTTTGTGTAGGATTGATTTGTAGTGAGTGGTCAAATAGATCATGATCTTCTCACCAAATAAGGTAGCCAATGGAACGAGCCACTTGCCTTGGTTCTCCATGTCGTTATTGGAGCAATAGACGGCGGTTAGATAGCCAAAGAATACACTTATTCCAACGATGCCCACCCATTGAAATATATTCAATCTACGCTTCATAAGTAGCTCAGTGGATATCTTAGCAATTACGCCCACGGCGATGGCCGCAATGAAGGCGTAACTCTTAGCAAGGAAGTCTAGAACGTCGGTCATTTCTTTTTATCGGTATTTTGTTTTGCTTGTTTCAAGTCGAGGCACTTCTTTAATTTGATTGCCAATTTCTCGTCGCGGATTCGGTTCTTTTTCATTGTCTATCGATCATGTAACGTGGATAAATTCGACGTGCCGCACCCATATCGTGGTTGTTATCAGTTGTCATAAACGACAAGTGATTGTTATACGTTGGGGTAACTTCGCTGCCCGTGTTGGTGTTCAACTCAGGAAAGAATGAGGAGTTGTCGCATAGGTAAGCCTGCAACCTTTGGGCGTAGAACCTACTATTTTTCTTTGCATCCTCAATCCGTCGGTTCATCTCAGTCATTCCAACCGCCGACGTATTCTCTGAGTTGTGTTGAGCTATCGATCCGTTGTCTATTTTGTAGTTCAAAGACGGCAGCATCTCCTGGTAAGTGAACCAAACAAGGGCAGGGCGTAGGTAGTCATTGCGCAATGTGAGATAATTGCCGGCGATTGTTCCATCATCGGAATCGTCTTTGATCTTGTTCATCAACTTGGTACCGAGTAGCGGCTCGATCCACATATCCTGCGCAAGGCGAATGTATGGGGTCATTTTAGCCGTTTCTACCGAGGTGTTCACGTCGGTATTTTGGTAGATATAGTCGGGGGATATGAGAAGTATTTGTGCCATTATTCTTGTGGGTTTTTGAAGCCATGATTGGGCATATCGTATGGGCGAGTTGAAGCATCTGCCCAGTATTGAGCATCCTTAAATTCAAATCCTTTTTGAGCGGCTGCACGTTGGCTGATTCGCTCGTCATTGGATAGCCCTTTGTTGGGTAAGAACCTACCATTTTCGCGCTTACGCATAAAGACTTGACGTGACCAAAAGTGCTTACAATTGGCACCGCCTTTGTAAAGGAAAATTGAGTAGGTGCTTTCACCTTTTGCTGCGAACTCGCTATTGACACCTTCATCGCCCATCTGAATGATATCCTCGTAGCGATAAACCACACCTGCTTGTGATGCGCGCACCATGTTCTTGCAGAAGATTCGTGAGTTGTCAGCTAGGGCAGTTGAATACTTATAACGTACCTTAATCAAACCGCCGTCGTTTTGACTTTTATCGTCGGGATTCGCAAAGCGTTTGAAAAGTTTGACGCTTGATAGCTCCTCGTCGGGCGATGGCATACCGCTTAACACCTCCTCGCTTACAAGCTCGTACTCGTCCATGTTGATTTGTTCGCCACACGCGTACAAATGATTGAGCCATGCGACCTCTTGCGCCTCCGTCATTTCGTTTTTCTGCTTTGATAAGGTCACAGGTGCAGGTGCAGGTGCCTGAATATCCACGAACAATGAATCGTTGGCCACAATAGACAAGTCAACCTTCAATACTTCTTCGAGTGTGTCAGTGATAATGCGCTGCATTGGCTCAATGACGTTATCATTGAAGATCATTAAACCTTGACGCATCTCGTCCGCATTGGAGCTGAATCCATCACCGCCAAACTTTACACCAAAGAGCAGCGGCGTAGTCACCAAATGACCCACTAGGATCTTCTCCGTTGCGGTCTTATTGAGTAGATCGTATTGCTTATCCGCATCATTGAGTTGATAGGTAACAATGTCGGGTTTTTGTTGGTCGGGTTCGTTGAATAAAACAACGACTTTACCTGCACTACTCGCGCCCGTTGCCCCTTGCAATTCGCGCTTGATGTTTTCCTTAGTATCTTGGTCAGGCGTTCCGTTGAACAAAGACACGATCGTACCAGGTGCAAACTGATTGAGCACGTTTGATACGTGGAAGATCGAGATTTGTCTATCAAGTTCGATGTAGTTTATACATGATTTGTACGATGGCTGCGGATAGTAGACGGATGTCGTTTCGTCTAGGAAGCTAATCTTAACGAATCGGTTATTGTCTTTGTGTTCAAGTGGTATGAACTTTGGCGTGTTGGCTTTCTTGCGAGTTTCGGCCCAATTACGTGAGTAATAAACCCCCGTAACATCACCATCACTTGTCACCGCTAGTCTGCAATTTTCAAATGGCAAATGGTTTACCCTTGCGATGGCACTGCCGTCTAGTGTTTTAATACATTCAACGTAAAAACCGCCGTACAAAACAAGGTCCAATGAAATGGACGGAAGCGATCGGTTCAATCTGAGTTGATCCACAACGACCGAAGATGTGAAGCCTTTGCCGGCGACCATCTTCGCAATTCCTTTCACTAGTGCACCATGAATCGGTGAACTATCCGCGAGTTCTTTGAGGTACATGGGGTATTGATTATCTTCACCATAGCGAAGCCATCCACCTCTATCGTACCTTTCCGAAGATGCTATGGCTTGGTATTGCGATAGCTCAACGAGTGACACATTTATATCTTTTTTCTTTTGTTCCATTAGTCAATGATTTTGATTGTCTGCTGACCTTCGATGATCTCAAACGAATCGGTAGTGTTTTGAATGATCAAAGTACCTCTTTCCACAAGGCCCACTACCGAGGCGTTTAATGGATCGATATTA